GCCGTGTTTTACATTTGGCACGGCGACTCCGAAGGTTTCAACTTTCGCGGAGCCTGCCAGGACGTCGAATGGAAAGTGCGCCAGTGCCTGGTGTGGCGCAAGAACAGCATGGTTATGGGCCGGCAAGACTACCACTGGCGCCATGAGCCCTGCCTCTACGGCTGGAAGGGCGGCGCGGGCCACCTATGGGCCAGTGACCGCAAGCAAACCACCATCCTCGACTTTGACCGTCCCACGCGCAGCCTGGAGCATCCGACCATGAAGCCCGTGGCGTTGTTTGAGTACCAGATGCTTAACAACACCAAAGGCGGAGACCTGGTGCTCGACCTCTTCGGCGGCTCCGGCACCACCCTGATCGCCTGCGAGAAAAACGGGCGCTATGCCCGCGTCATGGAACTGGATCCGAAGTATTGCGACGTCATCGTGCGCCGCTGGCAGGCATTCACCGGCAAGCGCGCCGTGCTCGAGTCCACCGGCCAGCCATTCCCTGAGTTACCCGCAACCGAGGGCTCGGCTGCAGCATGACGACAGAGAGCCTGCGCGCATTTGCCACCCGAAAGAAAAACTCGGTCAGCTATTGGCACGGCCAAAAGGAACTGGGCCGGCTGGTCATGGTCGACGTGGGCGGCAAGAAGATGGTCGATGTGGAGGCCAGCGAAGCGCGGCTGGCCGCTACCGCCGACCCCGCCAAGGGCCACATGGCCGAGGTCAACGAGCGCCAGCGCGTCATGCACCGGGGCACCGTCACCCCGCCGGCGCTGCCGCCAAGCTACCAGCCTGGCACCGACAACAGCAAAAACGCCACCTACATGCAGGCCAAGACGGCGCGGGAAGTGTACGAGGCCAAGAACGCCCAGCTCGAGTACGAAGAGCGCACCGGCAAACTGCTGCGCGCCGACGAGGTCAAGAGCCACCTGGCCAGCAAGATCGCATCCATGCGCGAGGCATTCCTGCAGATCCCGTCGCGCCTGGTGCCCATCCTGGCCGCCGAGACCGACGCGGCCAAGATCCACACGCTGCTGGAGTCCGAGATTGTGCGCGCCATGGCGCTGGTCAATGAGGGCAACGATGGGCGCCCGTGACATCATCACCGCCAGCGTGTTCGAGCAGCTCGACGCCATCTGGGCCGAGTTCTTCAAAGCGCCGCCGCGCATCAGCGTCACCGACTGGGCCGAAGCCTACCGTGGTTTGAGCAGCAAAGACAGCAGCGAGCCCGGCCCCTACCGCTGCGAGCGCACGCCCTACGTGCGCGAGCCGCAAGACTGCCTGAGCAGCCACAGCCTGGTCGAAGAGGTGGTGCTGATGTGGGGCGCGCAGACCGGCAAGACCACCATCGGCAGCAACTGGATGGGCTACATCGCCGACATCAACCCAGGGCCGGCCATGATCGTGCAGCCCACCATCGACATGGCCAAACGCTACAGCAGGCAGCGCCTGTCGCCCATGATCGAAGAGTCGCCCGCGCTCAAGCGCAAGGTGCGCGAGAACCGCAGCCGCGACGATGCCAACACCACCCTGCTAAAAGAATACCCCGGTGGCCAGTGGGCGCTGGCCGGTGCCAACAGCGCCGCCGGCTTGCGCTCCATGCCCGTGCGTGACCTGTTCATGGATGAGATTGACGCTTGGCCGCATGACGTGGACGGAGAGGGCGACCCCATGGCGCTGGCCGAGGCGCGCCAGAGCACCTTCGCCCGGCGCAAGCGCCTGAAAACCAGCACCCCCACCACCAAAGACTTCAGCCGCGTCGAGGCCGAATACCTGGCCAGCGACCGCTGCCAGTATTGGGTGCCATGCCCGCACTGCCAGGAATATCAAACGCTGGAGTGGGGCGCGTCCACCAGCCACGGCGTCAAGTGGCAAAAAGACGCCGACGGCAAAGCCATGCCAGAGACCGCGCACTACGTCTGCGCCCATTGCGGCTGCGTGATTGCCGAGCACCATAAACCCGGCATGCTCGCCGCCGGTCAGTGGCGCGCCACCAACCCCGGCGCCAAGGGCGGCAAGGTTCGCGGCTTTCAACTCAACAGCCTCTACAGCCCGCTGGGCTGGCTTAGCTGGACCGAGGTCGTGCAGGAATGGCTCACCGCGCAAGACGGATCGCGCCAGGGCGACCCCAGCAAACTGCGCGCCTTCATCAACACCCGGCTGGCCGAGACCTACGAAGAGAGCGGCGACCGCGCCAACGAGCACGAGCTGCGCAAACGCGCCGCCGACCTGCCGCTGCGCCAGGTCCATTGGGGCATGTTCGTCTGCACCATGGGCGTCGATACCCAGGGCGACCGCCTCGAAGCCTATGTGTGGGCCTGGGGCCGTGGCATGGAGCGCCAACTGGTTGACCGCCAGATCATCTATGGCGACCCCGGTCTGCCTGAAAACGAGGCCGGCAGCCCATGGACCGCGCTCACCCAATACCGCATGACGCCGCTGCAGCACATCAGCGGGCGCACCGTGGCCATTGTTGCCACCATGGTCGATAGCGGCGGCCACCACACGCAGGCCGTCTACGAATACGCACGCCGGCACGTCGGCGCTCACGTCTACGCCGTGAAGGGCATGAGCATCAGCGGCAAGACCATCTTGGGCAAGCCGAGCGAGCAAGACGTCAACTGGCGCGGCCAGAAGGTCAAGCGCGGGGTTAAGTTGTGGCCCATAGGCACAGACACCGCCAAGGCAGAAATCTACGGGCGCCTGCGCAACACCCAGCCAGGGCCGGGCTACGTTCACATCAGCCGCCAGCACCATGCCGAGGTGTTCGAGCAGATCACCAGCGAGCGCCTGGTTACCCGCTACGTTAAAGGCCACCCCAAGCTCGAATGGGTCAAGCCTGCGGGCAAACGCAACGAGGCGCTCGACTGCGCCGTCTATGCCCTGGCTGCCGCGCACTTCCTCGGATGCGACCGCTGGCGCGAGAGCGACTGGGCCAAGCTGGAGCGGCAAGTGCAAGGTACTGATCTGTTCGATTCGGCCCCTTCCGCTCCTTCCGCGCCAGAGAGCGACTCCGATCCTGAACCAAAACTCATCCCGGCAAAGCAGCCACCGCAGGCGCAGCGCCAAAACAACCCGCAACGCCAACACTACCAAGTAGCACCAAGGATCTGGTAACCATGACCATCAAAACTCCCTGCTCCCTGCCCGACATCATTGTTGACATGATCCAGCGCGTGGCCGCGCTGAGCCTGCCACCGGACGCCGCCAGCCGAGAAAAGGTGCTCATTGCCCTAGAAAAAGAACTGCGCGCCACGTGGGGTGGAGACCGCGCATACATCCCGCACCGCCGGGGCGACGTTGACAACCGTTTGCACAGTGAACGCAACAGCAGAATCTGGCGCGAATACCAGCAAGGCAGGCATATTGCCTGGCTGGCAAAAAAAGAAAATATCTCCAAACGCTGGGTGTTAAAAATAATTGGATCCATGCGAGCAGGACGGCGTCCCAATAGCGTAGGGTGAAGTTTTCTTGTCTTAACAAGTTCACCTGTGCGGCTGCAAAGTCGGGTCTCAATCGATTGAAACCCAACCCGGCGCCCGCAATGTGACTACCTCAATACCCACCACAGAGCCCAGCACCATCAACCCCGGCGACAGCGTCAACTGGACGCGCTCGCTGCCGGACTATTTACCCAGTGATGGCTGGGTCTTGTCATACGAGCTGGTAAAAGCCAGCACCCGCTATGCGCTCAGCTCAAGCGCGTCCGGTGACAAGCACCTGGTCAGCATCAGTGCCGCTACCAGCGCGGCTTACGTTGCCGGAGACTACGACTGGCGCGCCCGCGTCACAAAAGGCTCGGAGACCTACACCGTCAGCACGGGCCGAATCAGAGTAAAGCCCAGCTTTGCAGCAGCAATCGACGCCCGCAGCAATCAGCGAATCGCGCTTGAGGCTATCGAGGCAACGCTATCGGGCCGCGCCACATCTGCCACTGCAGAGTATGAAATTGCCGGTCGGCGTCTGAAATACATCCCATTGCCAGAACTGCTTACGCTGCGCGACCGCTACCGCATCGACGTCGCCCTCGAAGATGCAACGCTGCGCGCCGCAGCGGGTCTGCCCAACCCAGGGCGCATTTACGTGCGCCACATCTGACTATGAACATGCTCACCCGCGCCACGGCTGCCGTTCGCACCCTGTTTGCCGGAGGCAAAACAGGTCAGGTTCGCCGCTTCCACGCCGCCCGAATTGACAACACCACCGCCAACTGGATGGCGCTGGAGTCATCTATCAACCAGGAGCTGCAGAGCGACCTGGACCGATTGCGCACCCGAGGTCGCGACCTTCGTTACAACAACGACTACGCTGCCAAATTCAGCCGAATGTGCGGCGACAACATCGTGGGGCCCTCGGGTGTGCGCCTGCAGGCCAAGGTAATGGACATCGGCGGCGCGCAAGACCGTGGCGCCAATACCGCAATCGAATCTGCCTGGGCCCGATGGTCCGCCGTGTGCGATGTAGCAGGGCGCCAGCACCTGCGCGACTTCTGCTCCAGCCTGGTCGAGTCCCTTCCTTGCGACGGTGAATTTCTGGTACGCATCGTCACCGGATCTGACGCACAAAACGACTTCAACTTTGCCCTGCAGCGCATCGACGTCGACCGCATCGACACCAACTACAACAGCACCCTGGGCGGCAACACCATCATCATGGGTGTCGAGATCAACCAGGCGCGCCGCGCCGTGGCGCTGCATATCTTCGAGGGCCACCCGGCTGACGGCCAGCGCAGTAGCCGCCGGCGCGTGCGCATCCCGGCTGAAGACCTGATCCACGGATTCAAATCCACCCAGGCCGACCAAGTGCGAGGTATCCCGTGGATGGCTCCCGGTATGCTCAGCCTGCACCACCTTGGCGGCTTTGGCCTGGCTGCGCTGCTGGCCGCCGAGCACGGCGCCAACCATTACGGATTTTTCCAAACGCCGGACGGCCAGGCGCCGGCCATTGGCAGCACAGATCCAGACAGCCAGCAAACCATCATGACCACGCAGCCGGGCGTCTACGACACCCTTCCTGCAGGCGTCGAGTTTCTGCCGCACGAGAGCAAATACCCCGACACCGTCTTCGGCCCCTTCGTAAAAACCTGCCTGCAGCGCATTGCCAGCGGCTGGGGCGTGGCCTATCACGGCCTGGCCAATGACCTTGAGGGCGTCAGCTTTTCGAGTATCCGCAGCGGCACGCTCGAAGAGCGAGACCGCTGGAGCGCAGAGCAGGAGTGGTTTTGCGCCGTGTTCCTGGAGCGCGTCTATCCGCAGTGGCTTCGAATGTCGCTGCTCAGTGGCGCCATCGTGCTGGAAAACGGCAGTGCACTACCCGGATCCAAGATCGACAAATTCATGCCGCACCAGTGGCAGCCGCGCCGCTGGGAGTGGGTGGATCCGCAAGCTGACATGAACGCCAAGATTCTGGCCGTTCGCGCCGGCCTGCTCAGCCCGCAAAGCATCAGCGCCGCCATGGGCGAAGATTTTGAGGACGTGGTTGTCTCCATTGCCGCTGCGCAAGAGTTGGCTGCCAAGTACGGCGTTCGCCTCACCGCCTACGACGCAACACCGGGAGCCACCAGCGCCGCCGATCCGGTGCCTGCAGCCGCCACAGCCACTCCCACCGTAAAGCCAAAGAAGTGAAGTTTTCTTGTCTTAACAAGTTCACCCATCAACCCATCAAATACCCACCATGAGCAAATCAAAAGCCATACCCCAAGCCATCCGCGCCGCCCTGGCCAAAGAGCAAGGAAAGGCCGTGCGCGAAATGCGCTTCGAGCGCGCAACCGTCAATGCCGATGCCCGCACGGTTGAAATCTGCTTTGCTACCGAGACCCCTTATGAGCGCTATTGGGGCGTTGAAATACTTGATTGCAAACAAGGCAGCGTGCGCACCCAGCGCCTCAAGTCCGGCTGCAATCTCATCATGGATCACGACTGCCGCGACGTTGTCGGCGTTGTCGATTCATTCTCATTCGGTGCGGACCTTTGTGTTCGTGCCGTGGTGCGCTTTGGCAAAAGCGCACGGGCTCAGGAAATCTTCGGTGACGTGGCGGACGGAATCCGCACCAACGTCTCTGTCGGTTACATGATCCACAAGGCCATCCTGGAATCGGAAAACGAGGGCGTGGGAACGTACCGAGTCACCGACTGGGAACCCTACGAGGTAACCCTGACCTCTATTCCTGCCGACATCAATGCCGGTGTGGGCCGCTCGCTCGATGAACCTGTTGCAGCCGACGCGGGCCAAACCCGCGAAGACGCAATGGACACCACCGGGACCGATGCAGCCACTATCGCAGAAGACGCCGCAGATACAGAGAACGAGGCTTCCGATCCTGCCGCCGAATCCAGCTCCACCACCACAACCACCGTAACTGTAGAGGTAATCACCATGACCGAACGCAACCACGCCGCCGAAATCTCGGCAATGGGCTCCCAAATGGGCCTGGCAGACCTGGCCTTGAAGAGCATTCAAGCCGGCCACACCACAGAGCAATTCCAGACGGAAGCCATCACTGCGCTCAGCAAAAAGTCTGTGCCCACGGCAGACATTGGCCTG